CATCAAAATTGATTGTGAATACTAACGCCCCTACTCTTACGGTGTATGAAAGGTTAAATGGTGAATGGGTTCGTTATGGTCAAACAATCGGTGTATATGAATATGACAAAGTCAAATTTACAAAGGATGGTGACGCGATATTGGTGTTTAATTCCAACGAAACTTACCAAGAAGGAATCGACTCTTACGAAGGCGTTGGAAGGTTGTATCTTTATGATATAAATTCTTCGGGATGGGTCGAAGTATACCGCTATAAAAGTAATGAAGCGACATTTAATGGTAACTTTGTAGCTGTGAACGATGATCACACGGTACTAGTCATTAAAAAAACAGATTCTGTTACTGAATATATTAAAATTCAAGAAATTACAAGATCTGTAGAAAACTATGATGACATTGTTATCAAAAATTTAGAAGATGTGACAGATACGGGTGGTCAAGTATTAGGTGCCGGCTATCAAGGTTTAACTACACAACAAGTAGATGAATATTTACTTAATGAAAATAGTCTTTATAGAAGGCTTACGAAGCAAGACCAACTTTTAGTGTATGGTAATATTCAAGATATTGTTCTATCAGATAATGGTCTTGTTATGATTGGATATGATGCCGACACAAATGCTTTGATTGTTTATAAAAGAAACAGTATTGGTGACCTATTTCCAGGTGATTACAAAATTGTTATAAATAATAGTTCTACACGTTTCTTATTAAATTCAGAAATTATTAGTTCTTTAGCTGTTTCAAAAAATGGTACATATTTTTCGCTGATCACAACGAATGGTGGCACGACAAATGTCTATGTATTTAAATTTTTGGGTAACAGATTTATTAATATATTTTATGTTGACTCAGACAATGATAATGCAAGAAATGTTATACATTCACACTCATTTCAAGATGACACAAGGGTTTTATTTTCGGAAGACGAAACTAAACTTACTATTTATGGGCGAGGAATAACCACATATGATCTATCAAATCCTAGTTCAGTTTTATTGTCAAACACGTTGGTAGAATATTCAAATGTCTATGATGTTTCGTTAGACTTGAATAGACTTGCTACATACAATTCTACTACTGATATACTGACCATTCAAAATATAGATGAAAATTATAATCTTACAAAATCAGGTCTAAATATAAATATTTTAGATGTGAATAAAATTTCATTTTCAACCAACGGTACGATAATGGGTGTCGCCACACCCACGTACACATACATATATTCATACGACGGCTTTGGGTGGAAACAGAAATCTTTATTGTTTCCGGTATTGGGTGGTAGTACACTGAAAAGATTTATACTTTCTTCAGACGGAAATGCGATTGCTTATGTATCAGAACAAAATTCCGTACCATTTGGTACGGTGATAAGAAAATATACGTACACGGGTTCAGAATGGAAGAGATTTTTGTTTACGTCAGTTGCTGATAATACAGGTGGTGTAGGCGATATAAATAAATCTATGATAAACTATGTGAATGTGTTAAATGGTCCAACTAATGATACTATACGAGTAAGTACACTTCGCACGCAGAAGGTAACGGAAACAGTTACAGTTAACACCGACATCAAAGAACTTTACCCCAATCAAATAAATAGTTGCAAAGTTTGTCTCGAGATGGCATTCCTTGATGATCACGAAAGAAATTTGTTAAGGAGAACACGAAAAGACTACGTGATCACACAAGTGCAACACAATACGTTTACTGTTCCAAAGTCAATCGAAGAACACAAATTTAGGTTGGACTTTATCAATCCAGTAAAAGAATTATACTTTGTGATAAAGCGTGAAAACCTTCGACAGTACGAAGATTTTGTATCCGTCTTCGACTATGATAATGATGCTTTGATTGCCGAAAACAAGTTAATCTTCTACGAAAATCTCAAAAGTATTGAACTTACTTTGAATGACACACCATACTTGGACGAGTACGCTGGTAACTTTATCTTTTTGAAGGCTATTCAACCAGCCATTCATCATTCGAAGACGCCTCTCATCAGACGTTTCTATACATATAGCTTCGCGTGCGAACCAGAAAAGCACTACCCAACTGGTCAAGTAAACTTTAGTCTAATTAACAATCAACTCATTAAGATGAAGGTTACTGAAAACACAACAAAAGATCGGACACTTGATGTGTACGCCCTAAGCTACAATGTGCTTAGAATAGATAAAGGTATGACTCGAGTATTGTTTAATACAAAATGATGATGAAAAGTGGTTTTGGAGAATCCACGGGCGAGTTCGAGAATCGCCAAGCCAATGCGCTCATGGATATATTGACACCTGTGCTTGAAAAAAGTATGCTCGTCGCATGTGAATATGCAAAGGCATGTGGTAGAAGCACTGTTCTCGCACAGGACATGGAGTATGCCATCAAGTATTGTGTGATGTACACAGTCGGCGAAACGATTGGGTCACTTTTTCCAGAAATTTATGATGATCAAGAATCCGACGATGAAGAAGAAAAACTGGAAGAAGTGGATGAATCTGAATGTCCACCCTTTGAACGATACTCAGGTGACGATGAAATGTTCAAACGAATCAACGAAGCCTACGACAAATGGGATACTTGGCAACCCCAAAGTCCGGTCGAAGAGATGTTAAAAAATGCTATTAATAGTAATGGAGCCGGTGGGTTGGTCAACGGATGAATTTAAACTCATTGATGAAGACTCTGAGTCGGAGTTGGAGTCGGACTCTGATGATGACGAGGAAGAACTCCAGGTCACAAAAGGGTATTCTAAAGATAAGGATCGATATAAAAAAATTTTATCAGAAGATGAACTGCTTCCAGAATAATTTTCTACATATGTAATATAAATACAATGTCGGCTGCTGCCATGGAAACCGTCACGCTCTTGACGCAAGAACTTCAAACGCAATCTTTGAACTCCGTTGTTGCGGGCTTCTCCTTTGCAGCCGCGATCTCCTGGTTGGACCTCGTCCGATGGGCGATTAACCAAGTTGTTCGTGTCCAAAAGAATGGTGGTCTCCACTACGGTCTCACGGCCCTTTTCACGACGCTCCTTTCCGTCGTCGTGTTCTTGGTGATCTCTCGTCTTTCCCCGACGGTTAAGAAGCCGGGTAGCCCGGTCTATGCCATCACTCGCTAAATTCTCTTTCGAGTGATAATCAAGGTAAACACACCCATAAAAACAATAACTGAAATCAGTACATACTGTTTCCATCTATAAGGATCCTCCAAGTCTGGGATGCTTATAGGCGGTGGAAGTACACCTACATCCGGAGCTATTTGCTCAGCTATAGACTTGAATTTACCCGTGTTACACTCGATTTCAAATTTTAAAATGTGATCTTGATTTCTGAAATCATATGGAATGAGACGACCATTGCTCATGTAGAAAAATTGCACTCGAAGACTCTTGATAAATTTTTGTGGTCCACTAAAGAAATCATGTTTGACTGGATCATCGGAAGTACTGTAATTCAAAAATGAACTACCAGATGTTAGAATGTGACTTGTATAAAATGGTTCACGAACATAGACATCTTTGTTAAATGTGTCAGATCCAGAACTCAGACGCAATATCAACGAATTTGGTCCTTGAAGATTTATGCTTCCAGTCGTGTAAGTGTCACCCGCATCAATTTCAATATTTTGTGGAGGGAAACCCAATACCTGATGTGGTGTGGTGTAATCACCTGTTGCAGCATTCGAAAGTGTGTCCTCGAATCCATTTTTAATTCGAGCATTCGTACCATCTCCAAATTCAAAAATATTCGAATCCAGGCTAGCACCATTTTGAAACGTCAACGCGTGTAAGTTGGAATCGTATTCAACGACAAAACTAAAGTTACCGTTACTTGTATTTATGGCTGTTCTGACATCATATGCAAGTAAATCACCGTCTGTATAAGACTTGTTCGGCAAAACTATATCAATATTATCAATACTAAAAGTATTATTTCTTTCGTGAATTAAAGTTTGACTCAAAGGAATTCTCGCGGATATCAAACTAATTTTCCTGATGTCATAGATTCGATTCTTCAAATCAATGACATAATCCGATGGGTCCGAATATTGTGCGTAGTCGCGTTCACTACTATCGATTTCTAAGGTATGGACCTCCATTAAAATTTGCGTATAAAATTTTAATGAGTGTTTTTATTTAGTTAATTGTGTTATGAAACGGATTTTGTGCTAATTGGTTCTTGGCCAAATCTAATCTATTACCCATGACATGCGGGTTGAGGTGTCCC